CAATCCAGCAAGGGCAACACCTTCGTTTTCCTTGCTACCATGTGATGCGGCTGATGCAATCTTTCCAGCAATATCAACATTCGTTCCATTCTTCAATTGACCGGCATCAACACCCAACTTTGCGAAATTCTTTAAGGCTTCCTTGTCACCATTCAACGCCTTGGCACGGGCGACACCAATCTTCTGAAATGCGGTTTCCAATGTCTCAAGCGATGAGCCTGCATCCCTTGCCATGATGGATAACACTTGAACATCATCCGTTCCCATCTTCATGCGCAAGGATGCCTTGTCCATTGCATCGGCAAATTCAAAGGTCTTCTCCGTGAAGGAAACGATGGCTTCAGCAGTAAGGAAACCTGCGGCCATGCTTTTGAGTTCACCCATTGTATGCTTTGCAGAATGAGCGGCACTGTCGAACAGTGTCTTTCTCATTTCTAAATCAACCGTGATTCTACTCATTGGGCATCCGTCCCTTTCAATTCGTTAAACATTTCGATTTCTTCCTTACTGGTCAGTTCAATCGCATCATTTTTGTGAGCATGTAACAGGTAAGCCGATAAGATTTCCGTCAAAGGAAGATTCAAACACTCGTTACGGGTATAACCACAATCTGACATCACAGTTGACATCATGGTTTCCTCGACTTCAACGGGATTGACACTGACATTGGCATCACCTTCACTTAATTTGACGTTGTATGCCGGCCCTGTCGTTCCCTTTTTGAGATAAGCTGAAAACAATCTGATTTCTGCCATCAAGTTGAAATGGTTATCAACCGCCTTTTCCAATTGCTTTAGATACTGGTCGAAATGCTTCCTTGCAGTCTGTTGGAATGTCCCTGCGTGGATTTCTTCTTGGACTGAATCGTATGAATCAGAACATATCATCACGGCAAGAGCTAATTCTTGAATCAAATCAACGAAGGTGCATTGTCGAATGTCACCGGTTGCGAATCTTGAACCGAGTGATTTCAAAAGCATCATGTGTCCAAGGGTCAGGGGGCGCATACGCAATCCCATGACAACCGGAGTCGGTTGCAACACTCTCTCGATATATGGTATGTAGGCTTCCATAATGGCGTTTCCTACAACCAGCGATTAACTCAAAGCGTTACCGTTTGCATCCAACCATCTCGTTGCTTCCACCGAATACTTGGCGAAGTCATCGTTTTTCCATTGCAATGAAGGTGCGGCTGAAATGTTGAATGTTCCCGAACCACTGGTCGAATATGGATTGGTCACACTGATTGCATCCAATCCGTTATTTGCAACGACATTGCTACCACTCGTCGTAAGAACGATGTCCATATTGACTACCTCTTTATTCTTACTTTTTGCAACACCAAGAAATTGATTTGCTCCATCGGTTACTTCCTTTAGTTCAAATTCTCTCTTGTATGTAAAGTCAGTCACACTTCCACTGACTGCGGTTGTGGTGATACCTGCGGCTGAAAAAATCACTGCTTGTCCTAATTTATTTGGCATATATTTATTTCCTTATTTGCTTACGATGAATGTCCGGCAATCACTTCTAAATCTTGTGTCGCCATCCAGACATCATTCACACTTGTTATTTCCAACCCCGAACCAACCACCGATTTGATTATCAATGTCGGTGCGTAGCTTGATAAAGTTGTCAAAGCATCATCGGTTAAAAATGGGTTGAACGTGTAATCGCTTACCGTTTCAAACTCACTGGCCGTCACTAATGATTTCACGGCCACCGTTGCAATTGTTACTGTCACCCTGTCATATCCCAGATGCACATAAGGCATCATTGGTTCTGACTTCGTGATAAAAATTTCTGTCGTTGATGGATTTTCGTTACCATTCAAAGACCCCGTAGAATAACTATTAACCAGAGTCCAGTTTGTTACATTATTTGTAGCGTATGATGCAGAAATCATACTCTCGACTGCGGTTTCCAATTTGCGATTCAGTGACATGATGTTAATTCCTGCTAAATTCTGCGTTGTGTGGCGCAAGTTTCTTTTCGATGTAATCAACCATGTCAGCCGTTACAAAGTTCACGGCCTCTTGTGCGCCTTCCTCTTTGACATGCTTCACGATGCCATCCTTGGAACTATCCTTGGCCGTGACATCATTCCAGACTGCACCCTTCATCACACTGCTTGGACGCTTGACTGGATTTGCTCCACCTTCACCAATGTTCTTGCTGACGCCACCAACTGATAAAGATGTCTTACCGATGAAGGGCAATAGCTCCACCATCGGTTTAATCCAACCGCTGCGAGTGTAGCCAGCCGCACCAACTCGTTTGTTGGTGAATGTTTGGGCTTCTTTTTTAAGAGAGTATTCCTTGATGCCCTTCTTTCGCATCTTGATGATGGTCAAAATCTCCGCAACGGTGACATCAGGAGAAATGTCCGATGTGGTTCTTAACCCTTCACGGATGGATGACACATCTGCCTTTTTGGTGAATTTCAAAGCGAATCTGGCGATGTCAAACAACTTGTCATTGCAAGCCTTCTGCATCGTCTTGCTGGTCATGGAAAGATACCTTTCCAACGCTGCGTTGAACTTCGTCAAATCCACATTTGCTTTGATGCCATCCATAAAATTATTTTCTGTAAGCCAACTGCGGCACATTACAAATCAGGACGATGTATTTACCGTGAACGGGTGTCTTGATTGTATTGATGAGCAATTGTTTCCCTGCGTAGGTGATATAATCATTCAATTGTGGCAAGGCTCCGTTGAACTGGTCTGTTCTTGCCTTCAAACTGAATTCGGCATTTTCGTCATAGCCGACTTGGACATTTTTTATGGTGCTGTTTAGGTAGTCATCAGGGATGCAAACAAAGTCAGAACCGTTCCAAGTGAATGTTGGATTATTCGAATCAGATTCAATCTGCTTCAGGTCATCGCTTATGCTGTCGGTGAACAGGGACATTTTTTGTTTAAGAAAAAGTGGCTATGGCCGTTTTGTTCAACCATAGCCATCTCTGTTTTTATCCTAATTAGCCGTTAGATGATGATTATGGGTTTCCAGAATCAATGAAACGAACCAACGAACTGCCGTTACCCTTGGCGACACCCCAAATCAAACCGACGGTGATATGATACTGTCCAAGGTGGTTGACGTAGTAGCGTTGAACCTGCAATGTCAAACCACCTGGGCCGACAATGTTTTCAACTTCGACACCCGGACCCGGAGCAGGTGGAACACGGGTTGCGATTGCAAATGCGTCCTTACCAGCAACGAAACCGGCCAAACCTTGACCGTTTGAAGGGAGCAAGGAGTCTTTGACTGTCCATGAATTATCAAGCAATCCAAGTTCACCGTTACGGATGACGGTTGAATCACCGATGACATAATTCTGTTTCAACTCGGAAACGACCGGCATATACAAACGAGGATTCAAGACCGTTGCACGAGGAGCATTAGAGCCGGAAAGGTCTAACACTTGTGAACCGGAGAGAATTGCCGCGTAGTTAAATCCACCAGCCGAACCACTGTATGATGCAACAGGGTAGTTTGTTGCGGTTGCCAATGTGTAGAGTTGCTTCACAACTTCATTACCAACGGCTGCGATAGCCGGAGCAATGTAGGTCTGTGTGAGTTTATCAATACCGATGGTTGCCATTTCCACTGGGGTAAAAGCGACTGTGCGATATGTGTGATTGTTAAGAGTCGTGGTGACTGCTGTTGTAGTTCCTGCGACTGATGCGTAACCCGTAGTTGCATCATAGCTTGATGCCGTCATCGGGGTCACGATACGAGTTGCTACTGCTGCACCAACCGCCCCTACTTCACCGGAAAAATCCGTTGAAAAAAGGTCAAGTTTGGCAGCAATTGGATTAAGGAACGGCAACGCTTCTTGAGCGATTACCGTAAGACTTAAACCATTGTTTGTGTTTATAGTGTTTGCCATATTGATTTATCTTTCTGTTTATTATTTACGCACGTGCAGCTTTAATGATTAAAGCCTTGTGCTTGGTGTAAAATTCTGTGCGTTCATTGCCTTGTGGCAGGGATATGAACTTTGCATAAGCAGATTTAGGGGTTAATTCCTCGACTGTTTCCTCTTTTACTTCGCCCTCTTGAATTCCGACGGAAGCCAGTTTCTTGGTGACTTCGTTGTTTAGGGAATTCTTTGTCAATTCCACTTCTGCGGAAGCGACGTTCAGCTTGGCTTCGTATTCAGCTTTGAGGTCTTCAAGTTGTTTGCTGAAAGTTTCCTTTTCGGCCATAAAATTGCCGATAGTGTCCTGCGCCTCTTTCAAATCCTTTTCCAAGATGGAATACTTTTCACTCCATTCGGTGATTTGCCTTGTTTGTTCTGCGATTGTCTTGCTCGCTTTGATTACATTGAAGATATTCATATCGTTGCTTTAATAATTAGTTTTGAGATTCCAAAAACGTCAGTAATTCGTCCAAGGAAGCTATATTCCCATCGGCTAAATTTTTGGTGACGGCTGTTTCTCCATCGAAACAAGCTCCGGTCATGTCTTCTATTGCCACAGCACGTTTGCTGGTGACAGCGGTGAAGAATTGAGATTCGGTTTTGTTGATGTCAGCTTGGAACATCGCCTTTTCTTCATCGGTAAGGGGTTTGAATGAAGCTCCGGCAAGTTTGTATTTACCGTTGCTACCGACAATGGCGTTCACCTTGATACCTGCATTGGCGAGGGCTTGGGATTCGTCTAAAAGAAGGCAATAAACATTGATACTGCCGATGTCGGCACTTGCAGCACAATAGAAGGCATTGCATTGACTCGCTAACCAGTAGCCAGCCGAGGCACACAATACGTCTGCGTAGCCAATGACGGTCTTTTTGCTGGCAAGCTCTGCAATCCTTTCACCACATTCAGGAACGCCTGTTACCGTTCCGCCGGGAGTGTTGAAATAAAGGATTACCGTTTCAATTTCTGGATTGTTCCCGACTTCATCCAACTGTGCATTGATGTTGTCCAAGTCAACACCGCCACAAGATGTTTCCATCAGTGACAAATGTTTTCCAATAACACCATCAATACAGATGACCGCAGTTTTGCTTGGTAAAACCTCTACATCATCTGCCTCATCAACATCATTGTTACTATCGCCCGGCAAGGGCATATCACCCGCCAAGATGGTTTCGAGTTGCTTGCTGATACTGTGTAATACTGATGGTTTGATTAACCATTTTTCGTTATAGACAGCATTGATTATTCGATTCAAATTCTTCATATCTTTAGTTCTTTTGGTTTTCTGTTAGCGCTACATCACCTGAATTGTCAGGAATTGGAATTGCGTTAGGCGTCAACATTTGAAAGTCATTGTGGATTTGCTCTTTGGTCATTTCTGGGAACTGCTTGTTGACTTCTTGAATGTCCTTATACAAATCAATGACTTCCTGTTTGCGTTGGCTTCTTACCACGCTTAAACGCTTTCCATATTTCGTGGTGATTTCGTCCAGTGACTTCGCCCCAATTTTGTAATCATTGATGTCTGCGGCCCTTTCGTAACCGCTATCCAGTGTGAATTGAGCGGGCTTGGAGAAGCCGAACAACTGCCAATAAGGTTCCGAATTGTTTTCGGGGAGTATTCCGTTATCTATCGCCGAAGCTACGGCGACATTGATGATGATTTTGCCGTATTTTTCCAAGATGGACTGACGGCTTGAAATCGTTCTGCGAGCTACTTCGCTGATGCCTCTGGCGGAAGCTCCACCAACGGATTCAGGACTGTAAAGAATCTGGTGAGGCCAACCCAAAGCCGATAGAAGATGAACTTCCAATCTGCGAATGAATTCTTGTGTCTCCGTGGCCGGTCTATGTGACTCAAAAGATTTGATGTCGCCTTGGTT